TCTGTTGAGTTATTTTCTATTGTATTTATTATATCAGTCTTTAAAAAAGAATAGGATGCCATCTAGTTATCCTACTATCAAAGTTACACTACCTTCATGAGGTGTAGATATACTAACTGTTCCACTACATAAGACACCCATTTCTCCAAAGTACATATCTGATTCTGAACTTGCAGGCACTTCATATACTATAACTGCTCCTGATTGGTCTCCAATAGTAACTACTCCTGCTATAGTAGAATAGGAATGAACTCCTAATATTCTAGTTCTATTAGTGGTACTAATAATATTTCCATCACCACCTCTTTTATTAACTGTTCTTATATTTGTTGCCATATTTTTTCCTTTAATTAGGAAGGGTATTTTACTACCCTCCCTAGTTATTAATGGTTATGCACCTTGATTACCAAACCAACCTCTCCAGTCAGATACTCCAAAAGAATATCTTTCTCTGG